GCTGACCAAGTAGCTGATAAAATTATTGCTAACAATATCAAAGAGCAACAGGAAGAAGCGGAACAAGAACAAGAAGATACAGGTGAGTACGGAGACAGGTCAACGCTTGTTGCCTACATAGGATACGTTGCAGGCTTTAATAGTTATAGAGATGCACAGATACCTCAACAAGAAACGTGGTATGAACCTCGTGCAATTTATTCAGGTGTGACTATTGATGATAACACACAGGCTTTTTACGGATTAGCAGGTGCTAGTCTTAACACGTTAGGTAGCATGATAAGTATGCAACCAAATTTATAGGAGATATTATGGAATGGTTTGAAAATAAAACAACACAGATAATAGCATTGGTAGGTATCGTTGGTACTCTAGCAGGCTTTGGGTATACAGGAGCTACTTATGTAAACAGATTAGAAAGTCTTGAAGGTGCTATAGGTGGGATAGATGATACGGAGAATGCTCAACAGATTATAGAAGAAAGGTTTGTAGGTATTGAAACTTCTGTAGAGTACATTAATAAAAGTATTGATGGTGGAATTAATCCTTCCCTAAGTGTGATGGCTGAAAATGCTAATGGCATGGGGAAAGATATTGTAGCATTACAAAAAGAAATAGAGTACCTACAAGAAAGTATAGATACTCTTAAAGATGACAATAAAAATCCTTTATCTAATTAGTTTTAATATTAGCATTAAGGGCATCCAATTCTGACTCCAATTCATTATGGATGTTTAATATTTTTCGTCTTGCTTCTCGTATAACTGTTTCAATTATTTTTAAATCTGTTCCCTTAAATAATTTACTAGCTTGAGACAAAGGAAGACCATTAGTTTCTGTAACTAATCTTCCTTTAGAATCAAAAAGAATATGAAAGGATACTAGATTAGCTTCCGTTGCTTTCATTTTGTATCTCCGTAAATGTTATTTTATCTTGCTTACCTCGCAGTCCTGCTTTCATGTAAGCTGTAGCTCTTCCTTCAAAGAAGTTCTGATGTTCAACACCAAGCACTTCATCTAACCAAGGTAAAGGATTATCTCTTTGATCAAAGTTAGTTTTCAACCCAAGTTGTAGAAGTCTTCTGTCTGCTATGTATCTATTGTAAGCATACATATCTTTCTTTGTAAGTCCTTTCATGTCTCCAAACTGAAACACTAAGTCTAAGAACTTATCTTCTAGTTCTACCATCTCTCTACATATCTGATATATCTCTGCTTTAAAATCGTCTGTCCATATCTCTATGTTTTCCTGTATAAATTCTCTAAAGAGTTTGGTCATAGCTTCAACATGTAAAGATTCATCACGTATAGAATACGTAACAATCTGTCCCATCCCTTTCATCTTACCGAACCTTGGAAAGTTTAACAAGATTGCAAAGCTACTAAAGAGTTGTAAGCCTTCTGTAAATCCTGAATAGACTGCTAATGTTTTAGCAATCTCTCTTTTGTTTTTACGTGTAGGTTTAAAGTCTTTAATGTAGTCATGCTTGTTAGCCATCTCTTCATACTCAGAGAAAGCTTTATACTCTATGTCTGGCATACCAACAGTATCTAAAAGTAAACTGTAAGCATGTTGATGTATAGACTCCATGTTTGCAAATGAACACATCATCATACGTGCTTCAGGTTTTTTAAATATTCTCATATACTTATCTATATAACCTGAACCAACATCTACATCTGATTGTGTAAACAATCTAAATATCTGCGTGAGTAAATTCTTTTCTGACTCAGGTAACTCCTGCCAATCTTTAACGTCTGTGTGTAGTGGTACAGATTCAGGTAGCCAATGCATTTGATTCTGCTCTACGTATTTCTCAAACATCCAAGGATGGTCAAAGGGTTTGTAATAATCTCTTGTGCTTAATAAGCTCATGTGTTCTCCGTTTCTTTGGCATACATTTTAAGTAGCTCTTTGTTAAATTCTTTTTTATATTCATCTACTGTATAAGTTAGAGATTGTGCTGTTTTATTTTCATCACAATGATCTAACCATTTTCTAGTGCAAAATTGCTTAAAGGTATTACTCATCCTTCACAACTCAAACATTCTACATCTTCAAGTCTGACTCGTTCTACTTTAACATTCACGTTCTCAGCATTACGAGCAGCATCTGATCTAAAATAATATAGCGATTTTAATTTCTTCATCGCATACCAATGAACATCATTTACATACTGTAAGTACTCATCATGTACTTCTTGAGGCTCAGTAGCTTTAGGCATGGTGAAAAATAAATTAACACTTTGACTTTGACAAACATATTGTTGACGCATGTGTGCATGTTCAACTATATAGATTTGATTAATCTCATTCGCAGTTTTAAATACTTCCTTCTCCTCGTCTGTTAGAACATCTATACCTTGGGATGACCCACTAGCAATTGTTATATCTTTCCAAATCTTTTCTCTTTCTTCAAGGCTCAGTCCTTTCTTCTTAAGAACTTTTTCCAAGTACTTGTTCCGCACTTGGTACGAACCCGATAAAGTTTTGTGCGTAAACGAGTTAGCACGATATGGTTCAATACTAGGGGAAGTACCCCCACATATAATACTGCTACTGGCATTAGGAGCAATAGCCAAAAGATGAGCGTTACGCTTATTGCTACCATGTACATCAGGAGCTTCCCCACGTTCTGCACTAAGTCTTTCAGTTGCTGCCACAGCTTTCCCTTTAATGTGGGAGAACGCAACATTATTAGTGCTAGTAGCGAGTAGCCCTTGGAAAGGTACTCCTTTGCTTTGGAGTAGAGCATGAAAGCCCATCGCTCCAAGACCCACCGACCTCTCCCTATACGCTGAATAAGCAGCTTTAACCAATCCTTCTTTTTCTTCTCTAACATATTTTTTAAACCTCTCAAAATTTGCACTGTACCCACCGATTCTACTGGTGTCCACAATGTCTTCTATAAAATGCTCTAACACATTGTCAAGCATTGTAATTAAATCATCAATAAACTTATCATCTTTCTTCCACTTATCAAAGTGTTCTAAGTTGACACTCGACAAACAACATACAGCAGTACGTTCTTCGTTAGTAGGTAATACTATCTCTGAACATAGGTTGCTCTGATTAATACGTAAGCCTAAATCTTTCTGCCCTTGTGGTAAAGATTCATTACACGTATCTATGTTTACCATGTATGGCTCACCTGTCTCGGCTCTAGCAGTTAACATCTGCCACCATAAATCTCTAGCGTTGACTATCTTAACAGCCTCGTTAGTTTTAGGATCAATCAATCTCCAATCAGCATCTTCTTGTACTGCTTTTAAAAACTCATTAGTTATATTAACAGCGTTATGTATATTTAAATTCTTTCTGTTTATATCTCCTCCCGATTCTTTACGCATGTTAATAAACTCTTCTATCTCTGGATGAGAGATGTCTGAGTATGCTGCGTAGCTTCCTCGTCTAGTTATGCCTTGATTAAAAGCAAGCATCTCCGCATCTACTACATGCATGAATGGGATTGAACCAGTAGAACGACTATAGTTAGAAGTATCAATACCATTACTTCTAACATTTCCCCAATATCCACCGATGCCTCCACCTGAACTTGCAAGCCATATGTTCTCATCATAGTGATCAGATAACCCACGCCTACTATCAGGTACGTAATTGAGAAAACAACTAATAGGTAAGCCACGAGTCGTTCCTCCGTTAGAAAGTATAGGGGTACTAAACATAAACCAACAGTCGGAACTGTATTGATAAAGCCTTTGGGCAAGATCAAAATCAGTTTCTCCTTTATACGTTGCACCAAAGACTGCTGCTCTTGCGAATGCTTCTTGTGCATGTGTTTCTTCCTCCCAAAAATATCTATCTTTTAATGTATCTAAACTAAACTTGTCTAGTTTCTTTTCTTTGTCATAGTCTATAACTATTCCTAAGTAAGGTTTCTTTCCTACTTTATCTTCTACCATTACTCATCTCCTCTATTATTTAAGTGTACTGCAATTAATGCATAGTGTATAATTTTATATAGGTCTGCATTAGACTTACCTTCTTTCTTACCATACCGCATTGCGTATTTCATAATGTTACCTATACAGAAACCTTCGCCATGCCCTGCATCTATTATCATATCAGTTGCCTGATACTTAGAGTGTGCGTAGTGTTGTGTATAAGTATCTTCTATATACTGTCTAATTAATCTTAGGTTAGTATTTTCTTCAAATTTATATTCCATATTCTGATGTCCATTCTTTAGGTAAATTATATTCTGAGTACCAAGTAAAGTCATTAGTATCTGCCCACTCTGCATGACTACGCTTAGTACCATTCTTTCTTTTCTTTGCTGCCGGCATCGCTGCTTGAGGCTGTGCAAATATAAAGATAAGTTCTTGGTTTTCTTTTAAACTTTTTCTTATCCATATATATTTACTATACTCTGCATGATCCCAAAATCTTCCTTTAGCTTCTAGTAAATACTCAACACCATTGAATGTCCTTCTAAAATCAGGCTCGTATGTGTGGTCTACTGTGTATGCTATCTTCTCACCATGATGTGACCAATCCTGTAAAGGCTCTACATGTAATTTGTATTCCCAATTAGAATCATATCCCGAAGGTAAATCTTTTTCTCTAGGTCTAACCTTTCTAGGTTTTCTATATCCTTTTTTCATTAGTGTATTACAGAGTCTTCGGTAAGTCCATCAAGGCGCTGATCAATTAATTCTGATATTCTATCTAATACTATATGATCTACTTCTTCTATACTACCGCCTGCATATAAGTAGCTACCTATAATAATAATCATAGTAGATAAATCTTGATCTAAAATATCATCCTCTTCCATCATTGAGTAATTCGTCAAATCTAATTGTCTCGACATCCCTGTTCTCCTGTGTAACCTTTTGTTTTATTTTATTTATAAACCACCTATCGCTGTATGCAGAAACAAGTAATTTTCTATTAGCAAATACGTACCCTTGCGTAGGTAAGTAGTCTTCAAAGTTAGCTGCTGTAATCTTAGAAGCTTCTTCTGGTTCTACTACTGTCCTAAGCCAAGCGAATAACATTTCTTTTGAATGTCTTCTTATTTTTTTTGCTTTCTTACCATTCATAATCTTGTAATCTCCAACACGTTAGGTTTCTTTTCTACCTTTGTTAAGTATGTTAAACCTTTAGAGTACTTAAATACTCTCAACCCTTTACCATCATTAGCATCTGAATGACATATGTTCTTGTGTCTACAATATGTACAACCTTTAGGTAGTTTCATATTTCCCGACTTGCCTTCAGGTATTGGAGTATAGCATAAAGCAGGTGGCTTGTCAAGCTTAAGAGCTTTCTTAACCTCTCTTATTTTATTCTTTGCATTAGGCTTGTCAAAGAAACTAGGTCTATGCATTGTAAGCTCACCACTCTCCTTATTTAAAACAAGGAAACCTCCTGCTTTTGTTTTCTCTGCTTCTTCATATCCTGA